AGCGTCCCGGTCGCAAGGGCAAGGATGACCTCGTCGGCGACCGGGTTAAACCCAGCGCGGCAAAAGAGGCGTACCGCGCCTATTGCAAGGTCGAGGCTGCCCCTGCGAAAATCGCAGCCGTCGCCCCCGTCGCGGGAGGTTAGTCATGGCGAGTGTCCCGCTCGATCCCCGGCAGATGGCGAGGATTGGCATTCATTCCGAGCAGCAGGCGCAGCGCCGCTTCGACCGCATGGTGCTGCGGAAGTGGGAGCAGCGGCGGCGCGCTCTCGCCGAGGCGCAAGACCCCGACATCATTCTCAGCGACGCCCGCGCCCAGCTGGCCTTACTTTGCGGCGTGAGCCTCAAGGAGCAGAACTTGTCGGATGCGCTGCAGGAGTACTGCGCCCGGATGGCGTTCGATGTGTTTCAGGGGCGCGAGGTGACCTACGATGACACCTACGAGGCGATCAATCGCATTGCCGAAGAGCACGGCTTTCTCTCCGGCGTGCCTGTCCCCCTCGGCGGCGCAGAGCAGCCCGATCTGGTGATGGCGGAGGGGGTTCCCCTTGCGGAACTCTTCAAGATGAATCAGGAGCACCGTCGTCGCGTCCAGCGCGAGACCGAGATGGGCGAGGAATTGCGGCTCAATCAAATTCCCGTGCGCAATTCGTGGCACGTGCTCGGAGACCACACCGTCTGCGTCATCGAGACCGAGCAAGGCCCCATGACGATGCGTCGCTGGGATGCGGGCAGTCGTCTGCGCAAACTGATCCGGGGCAACGAAGTCCGGCACCATGCTCATCAGACGGCGGCGGCGGAAATGAAGGCGCTGGCCTCGCTCGAAAAACGCATCAGCCCGGCGCAGTTCAATAGCTACGTGCTCTCCGGCATTTTGCCCGAACGGTCGAAGCGCTCTGACATCTGGTATTTTTTCCGCAAAGGCTACCCCACGCTCGCGGTCTCGTTTCACGGCAAGCAGTATGGCGATCAGGGCAAGGTTTTGTGCGCGCTCTGCCTGCATCCCATGGGTTATTATTCCGGCACCCACGTAGGTCTGATGACCCCGACCGATGAAGTCATCGCGCACCTGCTCATGATGCGCGCCGATGAGCGCAAGTTCTGGGCGAAGAGTGGACAGTGGAACGCGGAAGACACGAGGAGCGGAATATGATCACCGATGAAACCCCACCCAAACAACTTTCAGACGTATTCCCCGTGATTGCGGTAACCGTCCAGCAGGTGGAGTTTGTTCAGCGTCTGGTGATGTCACTTCTGGACGAAGCTAAAACGTCGGAGCAGTTCCTGCAGATGTGCTGGATTTTCGCGCAACTTTGCTCTGTAGGATTTGACGAAATCAAAAAATTCAAGGCTGCACACGGGCACTTGCCGGGGCAGAAGGCACAGTGAGGGAATATGAAAAAGTTCTGGTACTGGCTGCGGGTGCGCGTCGGGCTGTTCGTGCGCGATGTCCTCGGCGAGCACATCCTGCCCAATGAATTCAGGGAGCGATGATGATGACCGCATACTTCGATCCTCCCGACAAAACGCAATCGGTCCTGACTCCACTGCCCAAAAGTTTGCACCCAGCGCTACCCCCGCTGCCCCCGCGCATCGCACGTCTTCCGGTCGATGCGCGGGGTTATCCTGTGCCGTGGTTTGTGGAGTGGTTCCACGCGGACGGCTCCGTCTTCGGCTCCATCTCCGATCCCATCCAACCCGGCGACTATCCCGACTTCCGCGTGGTCTCCACTCGCAAGATGGGCCTCGCGGTGCGCAATCGTCTGTGCTGGGTCTGCGGCGGACCTCTCGGCAGATGGCTGGCTTTCGTCATCGGTCCCATGTGCGCGGTGAATCGCACCTCCGGCGAGCCGCCCTCCCATCGCGACTGCGCTATGTTCGCCGCGACCGCGTGCCCTTTTCTGACCAAACCCGGCGTGGCTCGGCGCGAAAACAATCTGCCCGAGGCGGCGCACAAAAATCCCGCGCACCTCGACCGCAATCCCGGCGTAGCCATGGTGTGGATCACGGGCACCTACGAAATTCATCGGCAGGGCGGCGGCGATGTGGTCTTCCGCATCGGCAACCCCGAGGAGGTTTTCTTTTTCTGTGAAGGGCGCACCGCGACCCGCGCCGAGATCATGCACTCGATTGAAACCGGGCTGCCTTTCCTGCGGGACTGTGCGGCGCAGCAGGGCACGGAGGCGCTCACCGCGCTCGATGAGATGTACTCCGAAGCCCTCGCACTGGTGCCCGCTGCATGAGCGAAATTCCAGCCGGAGCACGCGAGAATGCGAACTACATCACCTGCGCCAAGGGGCACAAGGTCTTTGTCGTCTGGTCGCCGCAGTTTCAGAAATTCGCTTTCACCTGCGACGAGTGCGACGAGCATTCAGTGCGCGCCATCTCGCCCATGACCGGACACGTCGTAGAGGTGCGAATCATTCGCCGTTTCAAAGTGAGGCCAGAAGAATGAGTAATGACAATCCTGTAAATACAAAACTGCCATCGTACGAGGTCCATCACGCAGGCGCGGAGCGGGCGCTGCGCGACACTGCCCGTGCCCTCAAAGAGACCATGCCGCCCGGCTACGGCTTCGCCCTGTTCATTTTCAGCTACGGCGAGCACGGCGACATGTTCTATCTGTCGAGCGCCCAGCGCGCCGACATGATCGAGACCCTGAAAGAGTTCATTGCGAAACAGGAACTCATCGCGAAGCAGGAGAAGATGGAACGATGAGCAAAGACCTGCCCCACAACTACACAGGCCTGCGCGTCGAGGATCATCTCGTGCTCAAAGGGCAGCAGTCCTGCGTCGCTTACCGCAATGGCGAGCGCGTGGGCGTGTTCTACTTCAGCTCGCTAGGCTTGCGGCTGGTATTCGAGGAGGCCGAAAGTGTGAGCGTCGAGAAGCGCACGGGTCCGGCAGAATTCGAGCAGGTCTACCAACAGAAAGGCATGCGATGAACAAACTTTATGGCGACACTGCGACAGGCAAGGTGCTGGTGTGCGTGATCGACGCCGCCAACGTGCACCGCATGATCGCGGAGAACCGCCCTCTCGAAATCGACCTCAACGAAGGCCCATGGGAAAAAGGCCTACCCGCGAAGTTAAAGGTGCAGATCGCCTATTCCGAGACGCCCATCAAGGACGCCGAGGAGTTTGCCAAGCTGCTGCACGATCCCCACAAGGTGGAGGATCGCCGCTCCCCCGTGGCCCAGTCCAAGCGCCCCCATTGCCCGCAGTGCTTCACCCGCATCGAGGAGCTGGGAGTGTGGCGCAGCGAGCAGGCCCCGGTCTGGCTGGTGTTCTGCAGCACCTGCGGCTATACCTTCGGGCCGATTCCGCCTATCGCCGGATTGCAGGCGAAAAAATGAACGCCGATCTGGCAGGCATGCAGCTGTTCGCGTATCTCGGCGAGGACGAACTCGGCTCCGGCGAAGTCGGACTCAAGCAGGCGAGCGTTCCAGCTGGAATCATTCCCATGGTCGCCGTGGAGCGCGAGAAGATGGAAAAATATTTTCCGCAGCTGGAAGAACAGGCGCGGGCCTACGGCAAGCGCATTTATCTCTGCCGCTTCGAACTGGTCGAGGTGCTGAGGCAAACGGAGGCTGGCACATGAAGCCCGCAAAATCTTTTCACGGCGTCACCGCGCAGGAGTTCGAGGCGAAAGAAGTGGTCGACGACACTTCGGCGACGCTGGGCTTCGTCAAACTGTTCAAGGGTGGCGATGTTGGCATACTCTGGTCCCCGCTTCTGTTCTGTGAAGGGACCAAGATGCCCGACGAGCTGCGGCAGATGATCGTCGAGAGGCTGCGCTTCTATGCGGACAGGCTGGAGGACCGCTCGCTCGATGCGCGCATGAAAGAACTGTTCGGGAAGGATGGCATAGGGAGCGCCTGATGGGAAAATATATCTGGCTCATGCCCCTCGTCGCCGGGCTGCTGAATTTCCTGATGACCCTCCGCTCGCTGCGCTCTCTGCGCTGGAACGCGGAAATGCGCAAGGTGATCTGGGCCTATGAACGCGAGCTGCGCGAACGCGGCATCACCGACCTGCCACCGCGCTGCGTCTGCTGTTGCCAGATTTTGCCGCGCCACGTGCGGGGCTGCGATCTGGGCAAGCTCTACGAATATTTTCAGGGAGTGACAGAAGTTATCACCCGTCCGCCCATCAAATATTTCCCCAAGGGGCAGAAGCCGCCCGATCTGGGAAGAGGAAAATCGGCATGACGAAAATCTCGAAAGAATTCGAAGAGGCCGCCCGCCAGCCTGACTCGCGTGCTCACACGATTGAAGTCACGCCGGAGCTGAAGCAGCGCTTGAGCAAAATCAGCGCGGAGCTGATCGACTGGCTGCAGGAACACACGAAGGGGCCAATCGAGGCCTACATGCTTCTGCACTTCACCATGGAAACGCTGCAGGAAGCGGCAGGGATTCGAGCCTCAGTGATCGTCGAGGATGGAGACGCCGATGGTGGAAATTGAAGCGAAGGCCGGGGACGACATCTGCGACTTCTGCAGTGAGCCGCATCCCTCACGCCTGTTTTCCGTTTCCGACTTCACTATGGATCAGACTCCCGGCCTGCCCGAGTACCGCTCCAAGGGCGGCTGGGCAGCGTGCAATGCTTGCGCGGCGCTGATCGAAGCGGAAAACTGGGACGGTCTTGCGCTGCGCGGTCTCAACAAACTGCAGTCCAAGTATTCCATGCTTCCCCGGCGCATCCTCGCTGACACCGTCAGGCGCAGTCACGATTTGTTCCGGGCGCACTACAGGAAGCAACCATGACGGACGGACTCTATCAGGTAACCACGCACTATTTTTGCGCGGGCTTCGTGATCGAAAACGGCAAGGTCACGCACTGCGCGCCGATCCTGCGGAAGAACTTCGAGTATTGGGCGAGGCGCGCCCATAAGGTAACATGAGCAGGCTCGACGATCTCTTCGACGATCTCTTCGATGACCCTAAGCTGGCGCGCTATCTGGAGCGTGCGGAAAAGGAGATGCTCCCCGCGATGAAATCTTCTGCGCTCACCATCATCATCACCGCCGAACCGGACATCAAACTTTGCTGCGAGGTCGGAGCTGCAGTGATGTTTGACAAGCCCTTCGTGCTGCTGGTCACTCCGGGCCGCCGCGTTCCCAATAACCTGCGCAGGCTCGCTTCTGTCATCGTCGAGGGCGAGGCAAGCGATCCGGCGACCGCGAAGCGAATGCAGCGCGCTCTGGAGAACGTGCTGAAAAACGATGCGCGCTGCAAGGAGCGGACCCAATGAGCCAACCCTGCGTCCTGCGCGTGGGCATTTTCGACCGCTGGTTCATCCGGCACCCGCATAACATCACAAAGGCGTGGAGCGGCTCGCAGTGGGTGCCCTGCGGCTACGATGGCGTGCCGCATCTGGTGCAGGTCTGCAACTTCGAGACCGAGCAGGAAGCCCGCGACTACTGCGAGAAGAATGGCCTCGAACCGCTCCCGGCTGTGGTCTGATACAATTTTCCGCACTTGGTAGTTGTGCTGTGCTGGATAGTCGCCGTGGCGAAGGCGAGGGTTACTTCTCTCGATAAGAAAAACACCCTCACCGTTCATTCCCGGCGATTATTTTTTGCCCTTGCTTTTTCACCCTCTGAGGGTGCATTCTCTCAGCCAACGAGGGCATCATCCCCTCGTCCCGTCCCAAGACTGCGATATCGCCAAAGGCAACCCAGTCAAAGGCACTGCGCGAGCCTCCTGTAAGACCGCGATCTGATGACCTGAACCGTAGGTGTCTTTGGCTTTGGCCCACTCCAACGGCGTTTGCATCCTCACCCCGAACCAAGCTTTTCAGCTGGAAACAAACGGGATTCTTCCCGATTGCCACGCCCATCGTCACCTCTCACGCGGTCGAGCCGAGACCCTGATCGCGGATCACATCGTTTTCCGCGACGATCACGGTGACTATGTGCGCTACGTCGAGGCCCGTTGGGTAGGCCGGGGGAAGCGCTATATGGTTTTCGTTCGCGCCCGCGAATGGAAACGCGTGGACAGTTTCGGTACGACAACCATGCAGCTCGTGCCCGCAGGCGGGGCATGGTGAAGGGAGAAAACTCATGGCAGTCATAACCGCTAACGTTTATCGCGCCAGCGTGGTCCTGAAATCGAAAATTGCAGTCGGGCACCATCGCAGCGAGGAAGTCAACGTCATTGCGCAATCGCTCCCCGCCGCGATTACCGTTCTGCAGTCGCAGTACGGCAGCGACCTGCTTACCTTCAACGGCCCGAACGTCGCGATCCAAGGTGCGCTCACCACGATGTCAGGCGGCGCGCTGCTCGAAGCGCCCGCACCTGCGAGCCACGAAGCCGAACCACATCACACTCCTCGCGTCGAGCACGCCACCGAGCAACCTCACAAGCGCCAGACGCAGACCATCTGATGGCGGAAAAAAGGAAACTCTACAACGGCCTCTATCGCGGAGGCCCCAACATGAAGCCGGGTCAGCCCACGGTCAACCCGGCTGGGCGCGGCGGTTCGCGCATGGACACGCTGATCTCGCATGCGCTGCGCGATATCTTGGCGTCCATCGATCCCGCCAGTAAGTTCAAGAAGACCTATGCCCAGCGCATCGCCCAGTTGCTCATCAACTGCGCGCTCGATCCCGATCCCGAGCTGGACAAGACGCGCATCATGGCGCTGGCGGAAATCATCGACCGCACCGAGGGCAGGCCCAAGCAGCAGTTGGATGTGAACGACGTGACCGCCGAGCTGCGGGCACGCTCGACGGAAGACCTCGAATTCAAGCTGGCCAACGGCTACTGGCCCGAAGATGCGCACCTGCACCAACACAAGCCGCTGCCCAAGACCATCGATGGCGGCAGTCCCACCATGCAATGAGCACCGAACCTGTTTCTCTCAGCCAGCGCGAGAACATCATCTCCGACATCCTCATCAAGCAGGAACTCGCGCAGCGGGAGATATGGGCGAAGTGCGCCCATAAAGTAGCCTCCTTTGAGGCTGGGCCTCTGCTCTGGCTCACCGATCACACCGCGACCGAGGATATGCACTGGATGCAAAAGAACACGCCTCCGGTCGCGCCTTTCCCCAAGAAAGAATACCTGCGCATCGCACTCCACTACATGCTGTCCTGCGACACCCTGTTCATCCCCAAGTCGCGGGAGATGATGACCTCGTGGCTGGCGTGCGGTTACATCGCATGGATGACGCAGTGGTTCCCGCACATCTTCTGGATTCTGCAGACCGAGAAGGAAGACAAGGCCACCGAGCTGATCAACTACTGCCGCATCCTGTTCAACCGTCAGCCGGAGTGGATGCAGGAGCGCAACCCGCTGGTGGTCTCGAACGCGGTGGAACTGAAGCGCGCTAACGGCTCGCATGTGCTCGCCGTGCCGCAGGGCGAAAACCAAGTCAGATTATTCCATCCACATGGTTATCTTCAGGACGAGTCCGCGTTTCTTCCCGAGGCCGAGCAATCGTTCAACGCGGTGCGTCCGGTCTGCAAGCAGATCATCGCGATCTCTTCCGACGAAATTTCTTGGTTCCATAATGAGGTCAGACGGTGAAACAAATTCCTCTGACGAATCGAGCAGTACGGAGAATTCGCACGCCCGAACTTTTGAGGAGGCATCATGGCGGTTACAACTGCAAACGTCTATCGCTTTTCGATCACGCAAAAATCTCTGTTCAATCCGCCCGGCACGTTCCCGATCAACGCGGGTTACGGGAACGGCACTTCGGAACAGATCGTCGTCTCGCAGACTCCAGCGCTTGCGATAGCCGTCCTCATGGCAAGCTCGCTCGCCAGCGACATCGCGAACTACCAAGGCCCGGTGCTGGTCGCTGCCGGAGCGCTGCTCTCGGGAACTGCTGCGCTGGCCGAAGCGCCGCCCGCGCCGCCTGTGGAAGAACCGCCCGTGCATCATCAGACGAAGCACGCCGCGCCCGCTGAAGAACCGCACAACAAGCACACTTCGAAAGCTGCCGCACACAGATAACCAGAGGAGGATTCCATGGCCATCAACCCGTCACCAGTCAACATGTATGCCTTCAACGTGAAGCGCCTCTCGCTGATGATGAAGGCAGGCGCTAACACGAGCGCGACCGCCGATGCAGGCACGCCTGCTGCGAGCGCAGGGTTCTCAGCCTATGAAGGCGATCAGGTCTACGTGGTCGCCACGAGTCTCGCCAATGCCATCGCCACGCTCGGCGTGCAGTACGGCTCCGATCTTGGTCCCATCTCTGGCGGTGCAATGAAGACGCCCGGCGCGATCACCCAGCTTGCATGACGCTGACCACGGGCGGGTTCACCATCAGGCCGGATGGTTCGCTGATGATCTCGACCACGCTGCAGGCCGGGGCCACCAAGAACACCAGAGGCCTGACGGTCAACCCGGATGGCTCTCTCTACACCGCCATCGTGGCCACCTCCAGCGGAAGCATTCAGGCTTCTGATGGCTTCCGCTACAACCCGGATGGCTCGCTGGTGACGAACGCGATCAAGAAAGCTGGAGCCTATCTCGACTCGGCAGGCTTCACCCGCAATCCGAATGGTGCGGTCTACATCTCGGGCACGAAGCAGCCGGGCGCAATCACGAACAGTCTTCAGCTCACCTGCAACCCCGATGGCAGTCTCTTCGCTTACTAGGAGGAACGTCATGGAAATTCTTCTCAGCCTGTTAGTCGCTGTGATTGGCGCGCTGATCTATGCCTTGTCCGCCAATCCGAAACTCAACCAGATGGGACTGATCGCATACGGCGCTGGTCTGCTGGCGTTCCTGCTGCAGATGGGCGGGATGCACGTGGGCTGGCCGCACCCGTAGGAGAGCGCCATGGCAAGAATGTCGGAAGAAGCCAAGGAAGCTGTTCCCAAATCGGAGCGCGGTGTGCCCGGCAAGAGCGGCACAGGCAGTTATCCGATGCCCGATGCCCGTCACGCAGCTGCGGCGGTTGGTTTCGCCGCCATGCATCACGGTCCCGCCTTCGCCGCCAAGATTCGCGCCAAGGCGCGCAAGCTCGGCTACGCGGGCGGCGAGAAAAAGAAGTCTGCATTCTTCGGGGAGTGAAAATGGCGCGTGGCGTATCGTTCGGCAAATTCAATCTCCCGCCTGTGCGGCCTCCCATCTCTCCGGCGATACAGAAAGTGCTGACCGCCAACCCGATGACGCAGGCCGCTGCGGCGCTTAAGCCGCAACCCGCGCCCAAGGCTCCGCGTGTCTCGCTGCCGTCGCTGCCGAAGCAACGCAGCAGCAAGCGCAACCCGTTTTTTGGAGAGTGACGAAATGTTCGGCGATCCTAAACAGCGCGATCACATGATAGCGGGCGTGAAGGCCGCGCACGCTTCGCCCGCGACTCCGGCTCATCTGCGTCCGCATCTGGAACAACGACTTCGAGGAGGTACCATGCCATTCCCACCGCGCAAAACCACTGTCGGCCCGCTCGGTCGCACGCCCATCGTGACGAGGACCGGACCCATGAACACGACACCGCGTAAGACCATCGTGGGCGCGACGGCGCGTCCGCCTGTGAAGACCATGGTCGGTCGCACCGCAGCGCCGCCATCGAAGACGCTGGTGGGAAATATGCAGCGGCCTCCGCTGAAGACCACGCCTGCGAACCTCGGCACTGGTGGCATGCAGCCGCTGGGCATGGACGTTGCGGACGAAGGACCGATCAACACCCCGAATCCGATCTCGGGATCGCGCTCTATCGGCGACAGCGACGGCAACCTCGGACGCAGCGCGGCTCCGATGCCCCGGCCTGCCAACGGGCCACCGAATCCTGTGCTGGGAAACGATACCCCGCTGAACGTGAGTGGCATCATGGCCGGAGGAATGGGGCCAGCCGCCAAGAGCATGGGCCGTTCGCCGCGTCCACGCAGTGGTCGCTCGGTGCGACGCAGCGCATTCTTCGGAGAGTGAGCCATGCCAGCAACCTCGACCGCGCAACGTCGCCTGATGGCAATTGCCGAACACGATCCGAGTGCGGTGTACGGCAAGAACCAAGGCGTGCTCAGCATGACGCACCAGCAGCTACATGACTTCGCGGCCACGAAAGAAAAGTCGCTGCCGCATCGCGTGAAGCCAGCGAAGAAAAAAGAGCGGAGCGCATTCTTTGGGGAATGAAGTAGTCGAGCATCCACACGTCGGGATGTCCACGTGGAAAAACCAGCATGGCATCACCATCCTCCGGCTGCACTACTCCGCCGATCCCGACAAAGGCGAGGGCGTGACCACCTTCGTGCCCGAGATCAACAAGCATCTCTCGCCGTGGGCGCTCACCGCTTACGGTCGCATGACCGATCCCACGCTCTACCTGAAAGAGTACGAGATCGACGCCGAGGCCACGCTGGGCACGCTGCTGTTCCAGTTCCACGAAGAAGTCACGGTCGAGCCTGTGCGCGACATTCCGCCCGAGTGGACCCGGCGCATGGCGGTCGATCCTCATCCCGGCATTCCGCATGCGTTTCTCTGGTGCGCCACCGATCCATGGGGAGACCGCTGGTACTACCGTGAGCTGTGGCCTTCGAAGGTTTGCTACGAGTGGCGACAAGGCGTTCTCCACGGCAAGCCCGGCCCGTGCCCGCAGGATGAGCGCGGGCCGAATATTTACGAGTACGCGCAGACCATCAAGTACCTTGAATCCGCCGAGAACCCGGAGAATCGTCACGGCAAGGAAAAGTTCGACGAGGAAATGTTTGCTCGCGTGATCGACTACGCCGCTCGCGCTTTCGGCAAGGGCACCAACGACGACCCCGAGCAGGAGAACTATCAGCAGCGCTACGAGAAGCATCTCGCCGCGCTCGATGTGAGCCGCCCTTACTTTGACGACTCGAAGAAAGACCGACAGGTCGGAGTGGAGCTGGTGAACGAGGGCCTGAAGGTCATCGAGCGCATGGGTAACTCGGGCAAGTTCGAGAAGACCAGCCGCATCCACATCCTCGGCGAGCGCTGCCCGGAACTGATTCACCAGCTGAAGACCAACCGCCGCCAGCAACTGAAGCCCATCCAGCTGGAGCGGCAAGACCCCACGGGCAAGCCTGTGAAGGTGCGCAATCACATGACCGACAACCTGCGTTACGTCGAGATGTCGAACCCGATGTACGTGGAGCGCGAGTCCAGCCGCGACCGGGACTTCCAGCCCGTGGCGCGAGGATTTTCTTACTGATGTCCGCCAGCCCGAAGCCCATCACCGGAAACGAAAGCCGGATCGTCACCGACATCATCGAGCGGCGGAACGAGAGCCGCAAGTGGATGCGGAAGAACATGCACGACGAGATGACGGAGGTGTGGCGGGCCATCAAATGCAAGACCGCCCCGATTTACAAGAAGGACCGGGCGGGTGTGGACACGCAGGCCGAAGACAAATCGCGCACCAACGTCGCGATGCCCGACCTCAACATCATCTACCGCCGCAACGCAGCGCGCATGACGGCGAACCCCTATCGTCTGCAGTACACCGGAGGTGATCCCACCACTGCTGACATGCTTACCGGGCTGGCCATGCAGCAGTATGCCCGCTCCGATGAAGCCTTTCAGGATGTGCGCTGCGTGCTCGCGTCGGAAGCGTTCGGCTGGGGCTACACCAAGCTGTTCTGGGACACGCTGGTGCGGACCATGCGCTTCCGACGCGCCATCATGCGGGGCAACGACGTCGTCTATCGCGACCGCGCCTCCATCATGCGCTCGCAGGGCGCAAGCGAACCCGAGATCGAGGAAGCCACTGGCTTCATGGGGCCGGAGATGGACGACAACGAGATCGCCAAGTTCATGGCGAAGTCGGGGACCGAGATCAACATCCCCACCGAGTTGAAGCAGTACGAAGGCCCGGTGGTGAAGTGGATTTTCAACGGCGATCTCTACATCGAGCCGAACGCGCCCACTCTCGAAAAATCTTCCTACGCTATCGAGCAATTCAGCGAGAACGATCTGTGGCTGGAAAAGATGTCGCAGCTGACCTACGAAGACCCCGAGACCGGAGAGGAGACCCACGCCTTCGACCCCGACGCGCTGCAGGAGCTGCTCGACACGGGTGGCGACAGTGATGTGCGCGATCAGGAGCCTGCCGACGATCTGCGCGACATGTTCAACGCCGCCATAGGCCGCGAGCGCGAGCAGGAATATTACCTGCCGAAGAATCTGCGCCCCCGCAAAAAGTTCAACATCTTGGAGCAGCACTCGCAGGATCGCGACGACGGCAGAATTTACACCTCATGGTGCTCGGAGAAATGGCGGGACCGTCTATTAGGACGCATGCCGTATCAGTTCGATCTCTACGGCAAGTACGCTTACACCGACATGTGCCCGCTGCCCGACCTGCTGCTCAGCTATGGTGACTCGACGCCGCGCCTGTTGCGCCATCTCTACATGATGCACAACCTTACCGTGGCGCAGAACTTCGATTACATCACCAACCTGCTGAAGCCTTTCATCCTGCGTCGCCAAGGCGTGAATGTGGAACCGGAGGTGACGGTGCGCGGCCTGTTCCGCGAGCTGGTCGTCGCCGATCTCAACGGCGTGAAGCCGCTGCAGGAACCGCCGCTGCCCAATGGCGCGTTCGAGCGCGAGGCGCAAATCATGCGCATGATGTCGCTCGCGGAACCCACGCTCACCGACACTTCGCCGGGCACGCAATCTAATCCGCAGGCGGGCAAGACCGCGACCACTGCCCTGCTCGCATCGAAGGCCGCCGACGCTCTTACCCAGTTCAAGTTCGATGGACGCAACCGCTACCTGCGCGAGCTGGGCGCGAAAAAGTTGTGGATGAATCAGCAGGGCCGCGAGATGCAGCAGCGCTGGACGATTGAGGAGCGCTACTGGGGTCAGGGCCTGCGCAAGCGCATCGAGCAAATCGAAGGACCGCCGCCCGACTGGGCGCTCACCGAACACAATGGCGAAAAAGTTGTCGCGGTACGTCTCGATCCGAATGACATTCAGCAGGACTTCGCAGTGGAGCCGGAGGCTGGCTCGTATCTTGCCGTGGATGATGAGCTGCGTCAGCAGGCGGCCCAGAACCTGACGCAGGTCGCGATGGCGAATCCCGACATCATCGACCGCCGCAAGGTGATCCGCTTCCAGATGTCGACCATTCGCGGCATTGGCAACCCGGACGATTACTTCCTGCCGCAACAGCCGCCTGAGCCGCCACCGCCCAAGGTGAACGTGAATCTGCAAGTGCCCATGGACAAGATGCCGGGCGACATCGTCAACCAGCTGCTGCCCATGATTGGCCTGCAGCCTTCGCAGATGCTCGATCACCAAGACCAGACGAACGCGGTGCAGAAGACTGCCGAATCGGCGCAGAGCGCCGGAGAAGCTGCCGACAGTTTGCTGAGTCCGGGCGAGGCCGAGCAGGACCAGCAGCAGCAGCAGAGCGATCAGCAACAGCAGGCCAGCGATCAGGCGCATGAAGCCTCGCAGCAGTCCGATCAGCAGCTGCACGATGCCTTCATGCAGACTCACCAGCAGATGCACGATCTGCGCATGCAGAGCGGGGATCACGTCGCCGCGACAACGCAGAGCGCGCAGGAACACGCGCAAGCTCTGCAGCAGGCCACACAGGCTCACGGTCACGCTCTGGCGCAGGGCGCACAGCAGCAGCAATCGCAGGCCCTGCAGAAGGGCGCGCAGATCGCCTCGCAGGAGCGCCAGCAGCGTACCGGGTTGCAGTCGCAGGAGCGCCTCGCCAAAAACAAACCGAACGGCAAACCGAATGGCAAGGCAAAGCCGAACGGGTCTTCCTCGTCGGCGGGATCGCAGGCCGCTGCTCCTCCGACTGCGGTGGTGCACCTGAAGATCGAGCACGGGCCGTCAGCGCGTAAGCGCACGGTGAAGCTGATCAAAGGCGAGGATGGCATGACCACGGGCGCGGAAATCAACGAGGAATGACGCGATGATCTCAAGCGCAATCTGCAACACGTTCAAGCGCGAGATGCTGGACGGCACACATCAGGCGGATGACACCTATAAAATCGCGCTCTTCACCGACGATGCTGTCCTTGGACCCGCGACCACAAGTTACGCAGACCAGCCCGGCGAGGTGAAGGGGCAAGGGTACGCAAGGGGGGGCATGGCTCTTGCAGGGAGGCGTTCCGGGCTGGAGGGCAACGCCGGGTACATGACGTTCTCGAATCCGCGTTGGTCTCCAGCCACCTTCACCGCACGCGGCGCGCTGATCTACAACGCGAGCAAACAGAACCGCGCCGTCGCCGTGATCAACTTCGGCGAGGACTACACCAGCACCAACGGAGCGTTCGTCATCGGCCTGCCGGAAGCAGGCGCGCACGCGATTGTGACATTCGCATAAAGCCATGGGAACCTCTACCCCGATTCGGGGACTCTACAAACCAGCGCACGCTGAGGTCGGTTGGGATGCGGCGGTCAACGCCAACATGGACAACCTCGACAGCGCTGCTGGTGCGAACATCGATAACGGTGCGGTTACCGACACGGCGGGGCAAGGCTTGACGATCAATTCGTCGACGAGTGATGTGGAAATAAGCTCGAATTCACGGTTGGGGCTGTCAACTTCGAGCACCCAACTCATCCTCGACGACAGCGGGCCGAGCTTCGATCTCCAAGCTGGTGCCACCACTCTGCAGACTTCCCTCGCCGGGAACACCGTCACGCTGAACTCGGGCACGATCAACTTCAACGCCAGCACGCTCCTTGACATGTCGGGTTCGGCTTCTGTTATCGCTCCGACTCCGGCTGCAGGAAATAATTCGACCAAGGTCGCGACCACCGCTTTCGTAGCGACGGCGCAGGCGAATGGATACACGAACTCCACGCTGGCGACGGCGACGGTTGCGCAGTCTTCGACGGTGCTGAAATTCAAAGGGCAGTACTGGGATGGGAGCGCGTCCCAGATCGACGAATGGGATGTTCAGGACGTAGTCGGCAATGGCACAAACGGTGCGAGCACGCTGACCTTCGTACATAGCGGGTCAACTGGTACACCTGTAGTACAAGTACCCTCGCTGAACATCGGCGGCCCCGGATCGAATCACGGGATTACGTGCTCGACTGACTTGAACATCACCAATTCCGGTGGTGCTCGTGTTGCTCTACAGGGCAACAGCGGTGTCACGCTTCAGGATTCGGGGAACGTCAATTTCTTCGACATAGGCCGCACCCACGGCGCTGCCACTGCCGTGTTCAATGCAGGCACGGCGGCGACGGCCAGCGTCAGCACGCCGAGTATTACGGTCTATCTCGACGGTCGTTATTGGACTGGGACTGTTTCAGCCGTCGATTCTTGGACAATTCAGAACGTCGTCGCGAATGGGACCAATGGCGCGAGCACGCTGACATTTACTCACTCTGGAACTTCTGGAGCGGCGGCGGTCAGCATACCGGGGGGTTCATTCGGAACTCAAACCGGGTTAATCTTTGCTGGTGGGAACATCGCGCTGTCGGCGGCGAGCACTGTACTGGCCATCAATGGCAACGGAGGCAATCCCAACCTTCGGTTCTACAACAGCGGCACCCTTGCATCTGAGATCGCCAACACTACTTCTGGCGGTATCGTCTTCGGCCTTCTTCAAACTTATGCAACGGCGTCCTCAGTTATCATCGCAGGGTTTGAAAGATCAAACACCAACGGGTGCGCTTCTGTTTACCTTGGCGCTCAAGGTGGAAACAGCGGAGCCTTGATAGGGACTTCCGGGACGCAAGTCGGCGTTTCGGTAGGCAATGCTTCTGGTGGAGGAGCTGGAGTAGTTCCCGCGCAAGCTTTAGTCCAGTTCTCCCCTACCAGCGGCACCGCGAACCTCGTCGCATTCCAAGTCAACCCCGGCATCAATCAGACGGGCACGGCATCGGGAAGCTACACCGCGCTGCTCGTAAACGTGGTCGAGACCGCGCTCTTGGGCAGCGCGAACAAGCTGCTCAGTCTCCAAGCTGGAGTGTCTGGCGGGACGACGAAGTTCCAAATCAACAATTCCGGCGTGATCGATACCGCTAACGGTGAAACCACTGCGGGAGTCGGGAGTCCCTATCTGCGCGGCGTCACCTCGCAGAAGAGCGAGACCGGAACGGATGCGAGCGTGCTCAGTGTCACGCCCGGCGCGGTCGCGGGAAGCTACCGACTTCGCGTCGTCATCTCAGTTTCCGCCGCAACCGCCGCGACGCTGGGCTGGACCGCGACTTGGACGGATTCGAACGGTAACGCGCAAACCCCCACCAACCTCGCGCTTACCCAGAGCGGAGCACTCCCTGCGCTGACTTTCACGACGAGCGCAGCGGGGAACTATTACGGCGAAGCAGACATCGACATCAACAATGCGGGCACGCCGATTGTCATCAAGACCACGTTCGCCGGAACATCTGTCGCCTACAAAGTCACGGCGACGATTGAGAGGATCGTATGAGCATCACCCTGACGACTGGAAAGCTGGTGCAGGTCAACGGTGTGACCCTCGAAAACAACACCACTGGCGCTGACATGAGTTTCGACATCGACTTTTTTTCTAACGTCGCCACCTTCACGCTTCGCACGGGAATTCTCCAGAGCGGCAACCTCAACCCCGGAGTCTATGGCGACACGGTGACCGTGTCTCTAAACATGGTGACCGGAGCGTACCAATCGAGCAACGGTGTCAGCGGGACTATCTCCGGCACGCAGCTCCAGCAATTCCAGACGATGATGAAAAATTTGCGGAACGGGAATGAGGTCTTCGTGGCAGCGACTCCGATCATGCCGGGTACACAGGTTCCATGGTGATGAATGCCGATTATCGAAGGCTGGGGCACTGGGCCATGGGGACCGATGCCGTGGGGCGGCGTCGTCATACCGGATGGCGGCGGAGAACAACCGCCTGTTGCGGGCTGGGGCGATGCGAACCGCTTCGAGAGAGTCACACGCGAGGAGCGCCGCGAACGCAAGCAGCGCGAAGTTCGCAGCGTCCTGTTTCGTGTCAAGGGCCTGCGAGCGACAGGCGAAGTCGGCGAGCCATCGGTTCTCGGCGGCTATGGCAGAGCGGTCCAGCTGCGCGGCTTCCGGGCCTGCCATGGCGCAGTCGGTGTCGTCCAGATCGCGGTCGATGTCGCGCCGTTCACGCCGACCGCACCGCAACCCGGCCTCTGCATTTGCGGCGAAGTGCAAGTGCACAACGAAACCCAGCCGGAGCTGCAGTTGCCAGCGCGCATTCGAGGCCGCATCGGCAAGCTCACGGGCATCACGGCGCAGCGCAATCTGACTGACGACGAACTCATTCACATGATCGCGGAGATGTTGTGAACGACCTGAGCCAGATGGAACACGGGGCGTTGCGGGCTTTCCTCGCCACGCCGGGGCCGCTGAAGAGTGGTCTGGAAAAGTTTGTACGCAATCTCGCCGAGCAGCACCGCGCTTCGTGCTCGATGGCGATGGCGACCGTGCCGCGACAGATCGAAGTTGCTTCCGACAACGCGGCCAAGGCGCAGGTACTCGATGAATTCTGGGACATGCTTGGTGACACGCTGGGGCAAGAGATGCCCGAGCTGGAAGCCGAACAAGGACAAGTTTTGTAAGGCCCTTGCGGGAGCCAACCCCGCGAGGTTGTGGAGGTAGTACATGGATGACGAATCGACAGCTGCGGTGAGCCAACCACCAGAGGCTGAAGAATCGCAAAACGACACGACGCAGAGTGACTACTCGTCGTTTCTTGGCCCGCCGTCCGCTGAAGCCGATCTCTCTGCAGAAGAACGTTCCGCACCCGGTGCAGAGGCAGAGCCGGAACTTTCCGGTGAAGGTGAAGCGGAAGCCGAGCCAGAGCAGGAAGCGCAACCGCAGACTGAAGTCCAAGCCGAAGCTGAAGTCGAGACCGAACAGCCACCCTCAATCGAGGACCGCCTAAAAGACCTCACTCAGCGCGAGCAGGAAGAGTATGCGCAGCGCTACCCCAATGCGTGGAAGATGCTGCAGGGCCGGGACACCCCGGAAGATGTCAAGCATCTTCTGCTCGACAAGATCGACGGCGATCACGAAATTCAACGGCGGATCGCTGAAGAGCAAGCGCTTGTGGACGAGAGCGAGGAGCCAACCCTCGAAGCAGAACCCGAGCAGCAGCAAGTGCAAACCCAGCCCGATGCGGCTGAGGCGCGCACCGCCTATTACAACCAGATGGACAATCTGGTGAAAAACCAGTTTGACCCGCAAGCCATCAAGGAAGTCGGAGACACGCTGTTACGCATGTTCAATGTGAACACGGCGGCGCTCAACGATCCCAATGTAACGCCCGAAGACAAGGCGGTGCTGCAGGGTCTGGTGACGAGCGTGCAGCGTGAGGCTCCTGTGCTCGCCCGCTTCATGGCGGATGCCGTGGCCACTGTCGTTCCGCATGTCGTGAAACCTGCCATCGATGCAGCGATGCCGGGATTCACCGATATGTACGAGCGCAACCTGTACGGCGGGGCTTACGAGAACGTGCGTGCTCAGACCGATGAGCGCGGACGCCCGCTGTATCCGGGGCTGCCAGCGTACCCCGCGATCCGGGGCACGCCGGAAGCCGTCGCCTTCGCCGAGCAGATGCGGCAGGCGGCGGATGAAATTCCGGGCTTTCACGAGATGGTGTTCCGCGACAGAGCGGGCAGAGTCATGCCCGAGCAGCAGCAGGCGGAGTTGAAATACACCCTGCTGGCTCGTCATCTGTCGGGGCAGAGGGTCAATCCGGCAGTAGTAGCGCAAGCCGTTGAGACAGGCCGCAGGCTCGCGGGGCGGGCGGATACACGCCGCCAAGCTGCGCGGGTAACGGGAGCGGGACGGGCGACGAATGGCCTCGGACGAGGCGAAGCGAACGACGAGGAAGACCCGATGATGGCTGCACTCGACCGCGAGATTTCGCGGCAAGAAGGCAACTACCGCCAGCCCATCCGGGGACGCCAGAGCGGGCGCTGACGCCGAGCCGAACGGCCAATCAAAAACTGGAGTAGACCATGGCTGTTCGAGGTACCTCGACTTTCAATTCCTTCGTGACCGAAACGTCGAACGTGCGCGACGTTTCCACTCGCTTGCTCAACCTTGAGCCGGATCGCACACCGCT